AGAGAAACGCAAGATTATTACAGTCCGTTACAAGCGGACCCAACTGACCGATTAGTGGGGTCGGGGCTATGCTGGACGCTATTGCGTTCCATAAACATTACCCTGAACTCCTAATCGAGTTGGAAACCGTCTGTAAAGTCACTGGGATGGAGTTATGAACTCTTCTCCAACAGGAACTCGCACAGATTGAAAACTTTCTCGAGGGAGTCATGAAAGGTCCTCACGCTAGCAAATGAGCTAAACGTTTGGACGATCTTAAACTTTGTAAACTCTCAACGAAAGATGAGCCTGCAGGGAAGGTAAGAGTATTTGCCATTATGGATTTATGGACTCAATCGTCCTTAAAGCCACTTCATGATTACTTGGCATCCATCTTGCGTTTAATTAAACAAGATGGTACCTTTGATCAGTTAGCTCCTCTCCATCTTTTGATGAAGAAAGGGGTAATGGACATATATTCTTTCGACCTATCTGCGGCTACGGATCGCTTACCGCTTCGACTTCAAACTCAGGTTATTAAGATTCTTCTCGGTGAGAAGTTCTCTCAAGCCTGGGCTAAGTTGTTAGTGGGGCGACCGGCCATCTTTCAGGGAGTCCCTTACTATTATAGTGTGGGGCAACCTATGGGAGCTTACAGTTCTTGAACTTCCATGGCTCTAACTCACCACCTTATCGTTCAGCTCGCCGCACGGCGCACTGGATGAAACGGATGGTTTGATCTCTATTGTGTGATTGGTGATGATGTCGTCATTGCAAACAAGGCAGTGGCGGCAGCTTACTTATCCCTCATGAAAGATCTGGGAGTTGACATTAACCATTTTAAATCATTGGAATCCAATCTAGGTCTTGCAGAATTTGCAAAGAGACTAGTCGGACCCCAGGGGGACATATCTCCTATATCACCTAAGTTAATACTACAGACGGCTTTACGGCCGGCTGCATTAACTGAAGTGGTCAGAGATATGGTCAACCGCGGTGTATCCGTACAAACCTCGGACTTAGTAAGATTCCTAAAGTTAGTTCCTAAGAAATTAGGAGAGAACTTTATTTGAAATATTACTGGTCCTGTGGGTTTTCTTAACTTACTTGGCCTGTCACCATTCCTGGGAAACAGATCGCTAAGTGAGTCTCAACTGCAATCAGTTGCGGATGCAGTGGATCAGGTCGTGAATTCTCATCTTATCTCAACTCATTATAAGTCTCTTGAAGAGGCATATAAGATTTGAGCTAAATTAGAGAATTCCCTATCTCAGTTTTACACTGAGATAAAGAGTTTGCCTTCCGGTATGGAAATGGTCACTCGTCATGAAAAAGCTTCATGACGTAAGTGAATCCGATTCCTACAAGAGACAAACCCTGGTTTACCTGATGCACCCTTCACTACTGAAGACGCTTTCGTTGGTCTTCCTTCTACTGAATTTCAGTTGAAAGAAGTTCAACGGCGTCTACTGCGGAAGGAGAGAGCTCGAATTCCATTAAGGGACCACTGAATGTCTTTGGGTGGGTTAGTTTATACAAACGAACTCATCTACAATTACATGGTGGAGTCCTTTGCTCTCATTGACGGCGTAGATGCGGGGATACCAGATTTGGTTGATAAACCAAAGCTGAAACCTCGCTCCTTCTCTAGTAGAGTTAAACTCTACCGGGAGTTGGAAACCGTAATGATACAAAATGGAATTTCTGAATACCTAAATATCCGTTCTTT